GTGGTTTATTTTTTTGTTGGTGGGTGGATTTTTGATTTGGGCTCTTTCCGTTCCGGTTGTTTTTTTTTTTTTTTTTTCGCTTAATTTTCTGCTCTAAATTTGCTAATCGCTTGTTATTAGTCTCTGCTAATACTAATGCTTTATTTGTAGGATTTCTTTGGGTTCTTGCTGGAACTGAACGTTGTTGATTGTTGTTCATGTTGAGGAATGGTATGAATTTATACGGTAAGGTAGAATCGGAATGTAGAATTCGGAAAATTCAACGGGGTGAAACATCACACCCCGCTAGCTTACCGGTGCGCTACTAATGTAGTAGGTCGTCTGAGATTACTGGTCTACGATAATCGCTTCGAACGTAGGACTTATCCGAACCAGGTGGTCGTTTATTTCCGTTAGGATGAGAACGAGGTGGTCGAGATTTGCCGCTAGGTTTAAGAAGCCGATGAGATCTTGAGGGTAATCTTCTTTCTTGCTGAGAGCTGATTTTAAATGGGCTACGTGTGTTTGTACCACAGGTGTCCCCATTGCTGCTGTCTGATAACAATTTACTAAGTAAGTTGCTATCCAACGTGGGCAGCATGGCCAGCCGCGCTTTATCATTTCGAGACAAGGGTCTGCCTGAAAATTTGAAACTATCTTTACTGGTGGTCTTCGCGTTAGCTTTTGTTGATACGCTAGGTACGGAAGAAGTTGGAAGCCCCGGTGTAGGAATATCTCGTAAAGGAAAGACATGTCCTGGAGTGGGTCCGGGTGTAAGTTCTCCAACTGGGACGCCATGAAGCCTTTCATCCACAACGACAGCTGCACTGGGAGATCCCGAATAAGATTGGGGTTCTGACAGGAGGGGGACGTTGAGGAAATCTTCAGGGTCAGTTGAAGTTGCCAAGTGAGCGAGGATACGCTCAGATCTTGTGTAATCGAAATCTGGTAATGAGGAAAGGAGGTACTGCATGACCCAAGGAGAGCGCGTGTTAGGGTATTGTACATGAACCGGGTGATTCAAAGCCCAGAAGGAAGCTACTTGATTGAAAACTTCAAGGTTTGGGCCTGGGCCAGCAAACTTGTCTAATACCAATTGACAGAAATCACCTAAAAACGGGGTGTTTCTATCAGTTAGTACAACTGATCTTGATTTTTCAATGAGCTTCATAAGTGGGGTTACTTTATGTGACAATACAACTGTGGTATGGAATTTTCCAAAAGTGCGGGGGATATCGCAGACAGAATCTGCGTCTCCGAACCAGACTTCTGGGCCGTAAATTCGGGCTAAAAAGGTTATTCCCATCTGACCGCGTAAAATGGTGTCAGTGGTAGCCTTTTGGCCAAAATCTTTGGCTACTTTTTCAAACGCCAAGGGGCAAAGATCGACGTTTAATCCGTCGTCTCCTCCATACAAGCCTAATAAGTTCCATGCTTCTACTGGTGTGTAGAATTTCGAAGTTAAAGGGTTGATGGTGGTCCGTCTTGTGTGGTAAGAAAGGTATCCATTATCAATTGAGTTGAACGCTGCTGTTTCTGGGGATCCTGAAGCACGTGAGTCTTCTTGTAGGTATTTCGATCCAAAGGTGGCATAACATTTGTTGTTCTGTTGAGAACGTAAAAGTTCTGATAGTTTGTTTGTATAAATTCTATGAAAGAAGGCCATCATGATCATGCATTCTAATTTACGTAGTAGAGTCG